TTATTAGGGATAGTGAGGGGGATCAGGAGTATTTTTATAACTTCGTGCTTGGTGAGCCATATAGTCCGGGTGATATTCGCGTTTCACGTTCCACAATCCTTGATAACTGGACACCTAAGAACCTTGAAACGGGAAAGTGGTACTTAGGGGTGGATGTGGGAAATATTAAGCACTACGTTCTTGGCAGTGAGCTGGGACCGATTAAGATTGGGAGGTTCACCAAGTGGGCGGATTTGGATGATATTATGAAGCAATATAGCCCTAAGTTGGTGATTGATGCCATGCCGGATAACACCATGTCTAAGTACTACGTGGAAAATTACCGGAACGCATTGATGTCGTTCTTCCAAGAAAACAAAAATAACCCTAAGACGATCGTGTGGTGGGGGGAAAATGATAAGGACGGTATCGTGTATAGCAACCGTAACAGGATACTGGACCAGCTTATTGATGAGATACTAAACGCCAAAATACTGTTTGGTTTAAGCTCGGATTCGGAAATTAAGAACTATTTAAAGCACTGGGAAACGCTTAGGCGTATCAAGGTTGTAGACAATAAAGGCATTGAAAGTTACCAGTGGGACAGCACCACCGGTGAGGATCACTATGTGTTTGCGACTTTGTATTATTACCTTGCTACCCTTGGTGGTTTTGGTATCGGCAAGTATATGCCGGAGGCACTACGGGGGACCGACAGTAAAATTTTGATTGGTAAGGATAATGTCATGGGCGACCTCGGTGCAATCTTGGCAGAAAATAATAACTGGCAGACACCGGAGGAATAAATAAACCTAGGTTAAATATTGTTATCCACATAATTTCCTTGATTTTTCTTTTTATCTTTGCATAATGTTGTGCTATTATTTGTGCATGAAAAAACTCTCCGACTTCACTGACGATCAACTCTCTAAGCTTATTGATAATCGGTGGAAATCATCGGAAACAATTTGGGACACTATTGAAAAAGTTTACAATACAAATATAAAAGTTTATAAAAATGAGCCGGAGTGGTTGAATGTTATCGCGAAAAAGAAAAGTAGGGTGCGTGCGAACCGCGTGTTTGTGAACATGGAAACGGTGATCAACTCTTTGATTGCTAACTTACCAAAGCCGATGATTTTATCTGGACGTGATACACCGGAAGCAAAGGCACTTTCACAGAGGCAAGAAAAGTATTTTCAAATAAAATATACTGAACGCAATATCAAGGAGATTATTCGTAAGGGACTTCGTAATTTGTACTTTAGTCGGTTAACTGTCCTTAAACCTTTTTGGAACGCGAAGATCAATGACTTTGATGCAAGGGCTATAGATTCACGTAAGGTTCGTTTTTCAAAGACAGCAACGAAGGAGGAGGATTCAGAATTTGCTATTGAGGAGATAACGGACACGCTATCATCTGTCCTTAAAAGATTTCCTGCTAAGTCAAAAGAAATTTTGGAGAGTGTTGGAATGGATACCGATGAGGATGTGTTGATCACAAATCCTGAAATAAAATATTATGAAGCATGGTGCTGGGACTATGTGATTTTTAAATTATGTTCTACAAATGTTATCTTAGGAAAAATTCGCAATCCTTATTGGGACTGGGATGGTATTTTGATTACACCGGAAGAAGAAAAACAACTTGCGGAAGTTGAAGGTGATGAGAGAAGAAACATGATGCAGGGACTGAAAGCTTTGCAACCGGAACGTGAGGCGTATCAGGAAAGTAAAACGAAGGCACAGGAAGCTGGTGAAATGCCGGACCTTGAAAATACTACAGAAGATATTACGTTGAACGCATATTTGTTTAACCACTTTGATCGTCCACGCAAACCGTACATATTTGCAACTATTTTTAACAATGAAAATTCTCCGATTGGTCAGACAGACATGATCACACAGTCTGCACCACTCCAAGAAAATATTGATGAAACAAAACGTGATATTACCCAGAACGCAAAGTTAGTGAACGGTATTATTAAAGTGGATGCTGGTGTTATGGAGAAGTCAGATGCACAGCGTATGCGATTTGAAACAGAAGGAATTATTTGGGGGAAGGGTGCAGTTGCTGGAGTACAACGCGAAACCGGTCCGGCACTTCCTGCGTTCGTTGTTGAAAATATGCAAGACAGTAGACGCGAGATTGATGACATCATGGCGGCATCATCTGCATTTAAAGGAATCCGTGAAGGACAAGAAACACGTGGCGGAAGATTGGCACTCATTGACCAATCATTTTTGCGTTTGAATGAATTAGTGCAGACGATTGATTATCTTAACTATGAATTATTTAACTGGTTCTATCAGTTAGCAAAAGTTCGTTACACCGAACATCACTACGCAAAGAGTATGGGTAAGGCGGCAGCGATTGAAATTCTAACTTTGATACAAGATGATTTTCAAGAGGGTGCAGAGATTCGCGTTATCGCTGGTAAGACACTTCCGGAAGATCGTCAGTTTAAATATGAACAAGCACAAGCAGACGTTGAGAAAGGATTGCTCTCACCGGTTGATTACTTTGAGGTTGCCGGATACGATGCTCCAGCTGAAAAAGCAAAGAACAGAGTTGTCTACGATTTGAATAAACCTTTTGCTGTGGGTATCCCAGAAGAAGAAATGGCACAGATTGCACCGAAGCCACCAGAAGAACCTCCAAAGATGACAATGAATTATGTTGACCTTCCTCCTGATGGTAAAGTCCAGTTCGCAGCAAAAGCTGGTATAGAATTAAATCCAGAAATTGTTGTTGCTGAAGAAATAGCGAAACGTGAGGATGCTAAGGCTACTGAAAGAAATCAAAATGACTTGGCAAACAGGTCATTGGAGATGAAAGCGAAAGAGCCAAAAGCAAAACCAAAGAAAAAATAGACTTGCGACCGAAAAGTCCTTAAACTAATTACAGTTAATTTGATCAAGCGACACTCTGTCAACCGAAAGGTCAAGTCAGGGTGGAGGCAATCTCAAAACAAATGGACAGAGAATCAAACATGGAACTTACCGGCAGTGATCCAGTTGCTCCGGCACCTGTAACACCAAGCCCAGAAGAACCTGCTAAAACCCCAGAAGAAACTCCGGCTGCTCCTACGCCCGAGGTTCCGGCAGAACCCACACTCTACGAAACTCCTGATGGACGCAAAGTAGATGCGGAAACACTGCAAAGGGAATGGAAAGAAAATTTCCTCCCAGAATTTACGAGAAAATCACAGGCATTAGCCGCGATTGAACGTGAAAAGGAGCTTAACAACCCCAAAGATGAAACGCCTAGTTGGAAAAAACCTGACTACGTTCCAGAAAGTTATGCGGAAGTTATTGAACTGGCTAAAAAAGAAGCCATCCAAGAAATCCAAAGTAGCCATCAAAAGGAACAAGAAAGGATTGCCTCGGTCCAAAAGGAAGTTGACACACAACTCTCCGAGATTAAGGCGGTAGATCCGAAACTAGATGAAAACTCATTGTTTGTTCACGCGAATAAATATGGGTTCAGAGATTTGAAAACAGCTCATTCAAATATGGTAGACATGAAGAAGGCTCTTGTAGATGTAGAACAGCGGACCGTGAAGAACTTAAAAACACGGGAAGCTGACCCTATATCAACGGGACCTAGTGGAGAGTTACCGGATGCTTCCGGATACGATCCGCGAGCCATGTCTGCGTTTGATGGTGCTGCTGAATATCTGGCTTTCATCAAGGGAAAAAAATAATCCCCAAACAACATGGTATTTTCAGAAGCTGTAACATCCGTTACACGAACATACATTGTGCCAAAGGTATTTGACACAATTTCAAAAGGCTCACCAGTCCTAATGAAGCTCTTGCAAAACGCAAAGGCGTGGAAAACTGGAGTTGCGTACGAAGTTATCATCAAGTACCAAGATTCAACAAACGGTGGAAACACTGGTATTGCTGACAAGCTTGATACTGATCGTCAGAATGTAAGAACAAAAATGAGCTTTACTCCAAAGATGGCGTACAAGCCTATTGTTGTTGCAAACATTGAAACGACTCTTAACCAAGGTGATGAGCAGGTTATTGATTTGCTTGAAGTAGAATTTGATTCACAAGCACAATCTCTTATGCAGGTTATGGCAACAAACTTGTGGACAGGAACCGGTGCAGGAAACTCATGGGATTCTATCTTCAATGCCGCTGACGATGGTACTAACTTCCCTACTTACGGAGGTCTTTCAAGGACTACATATCCGACAATTAAGGGTTACTACCTAGCAGCAGCCGGTGCTTTGACACTCGCAAAAATGGCTACTGCATATGATGCTGTACAGATCGGAAACGATACTCCAGACATCATCGCTACAACAAAGGCTCTATGGTCAACATATGAATCTTTGCTACAGCCAACAGTCCGTGCTGGTTACACACAAAATGGTTATCCAAGAATGAACGCCTTTGGTATGCTCTCACGAGCAGACGGTCTTGCAGGTCAAGGAGGCTTTGACGTTCTATTCTTCCGAGGTACACCAGTTGTTAAGGATGAGCAAATTCCTTCAGGAAAAATGTTCCTCATTAACACAAACTTCTTCGGCTTTAAGGGAATTAACGTTGCCGGTCTACGACAAGTTAACTTCAAGAAGCAGAATGACGGAGTACCTCTAGGCGTTCCGGGCAGAATCCCATCTACACGTGGATTCAACTTCCGTGACATGATGTCACCAGTTGATCAGCTTGCAGAAATCGGACACATCATTTATGCAGGAAACTTCATATCTGAAAACCCACGCCTACAAGGTCAGATGGTTGGTCTAAGTTAAATTATTCATCCCTTTACGGTGAGTTAATGACTACATCAGAGGGTTAAACGATAAAAATAAAATGGCAAAATTGATTGAAGATTACGTACCAGTAGTTAAATACAACGGAGGTTTGCAAACAAGCCTTCCAATGACAATTAACGCGGACCTAACGGTTACAGGTACAACAAACATCGCTGCGGTTGGTCTTACTGACCTTACTACGACAGGTAACACTACTCTTGGTAATGCAGTCACAGATACAACTACAATAAATGGTGAAACCGACATTAATGCAGCAACGGCTGCTAATGGAAACGGACTTCATGTCGTACAAACCCCAAGTGCTACAGGAAAGCACAACGGAGTAAAAGTAGATATTACACAATCAGCAGCAGGTGATGATTCAAATAGTGGAGTTCGTTCTACTATTACGAAAACAACAAATGCTGCTATTGGTAACTTACGTGCGGTCCATGCTGTTATTGATATGGCGGCTCAACCAACTTCACAAGGACATACAGCAGCAGGATATTTTGAGGGTGCAACAACAGATGCAGCAACAAATATCACTGGCATTATCTCTGCTGTTAAGTCAGGTGCGGCTGG